AGCATGGACGACAAAGAAATAAAACGAAAAAAACTAGCGTTAAAAGAGCAAGTTGCTGACGCTAGAAAGCACTTAGACGGCTTAAAGTCTAAATATTATGAAGAAGTCAAAGCAAGAGACAAAAGGTTAACGCCAGAGCAACAGAAAGCTGTAGACTTTTTCAACAGGTATAACAAGGAGCAAGAAGTTGCTGGTGACAACCATAAAGTTTTTATAAATAAAACAAACCAGGTTTTCAACAAAGATTTCAAAGGTTTTGAATACAATGTTGGAGAAAAGAGGTTTAGGTTGAACATCAATGACGTTGCTCAGGTAAAAGAGACTCAAAGTAACGCAGATAATTTATTTAAAAAGTTTTTAAATGAAGATAATGTTATAGGTGATGCTCAAGGTTACCACAAAAGCATTTACACTGCAATGAATCCAGATGTAGTTGCAAGACACTTTTATGAACAAGGTAAAGCTGATGCTATGAAAGAAAGAATAGCAAAAGACAAAAATGTTCAACTTAATCCTAGACAAACTCAAGGCGAGGTTAATGTCGGTGGTATGAAGTTTAAAGTGTTAGGTAATGATTCTAATTCGTTAAAGTTAAAAATGCGAAAAAGAAAATAATTAATAACATTTAAAAATTTTAAAAAATGGCAACAGCATTTACGGCCGGTGGGTCGTTAAACAGCGTGCCAACAGCAAACAAGCAAACGTTAACATCAAACTATATTGATTTTACGTCTAGTGATACTGCTGGTTGGGCACAACAATATCTTCCAGATTTAATGGAAGCGGAAGCTGAAGTGTTCGGTAATAGAACAATTGGAGGTTTCTTAGAGATGGTCGGCGCAGAAGAGCCGATGTCTGCTGATCAAGTAATTTGGTCAGAGCAAGGTAGATTACATTTAGCTTACAAAGGTAACGCTAGAGACGCTACTGCAAACGCTTATGAAATTACTATAACTAAAGACGTTGATGGTAATGCAATGGGTGGTAAAACTACAGGTATTAGAGTTGGTGATTTAGTGGTTATGTCAGAAGCAGGTTCTAAAAACAAAGTTGTAAAAGGCTATGTTTTCTTAATCGCTGATGAAACTATTTCTTCTGTAGTTTATCAGAAAATTACTGTTAAAACTTTTGACGGTCTTAACAATCACTTTACTGACACAGATACAGAAAGCGCTACAGCTGACAATATATCTTTGTTTGTATATGGTTCTGAGTATGGTAAAGGTACTTCAGGTAGAACTAAAGCTATTCAGCCTGAGTTTAAATCTTTCACTAACAAACCAGTTATTATGAAAGATATGTATGAGGTTTCAGGATCTGATGCATCTCAAATTGGTTGGATCGAAGTTTCCGGTGAAGACGGACAATCAGGTTACATGTGGTATTTAAAAGCAGCTGGTGACACTAGAATGAGATTTGCAGATTACTGCGAAATGACTTTAATAGAGCACGAGCGTGTAGATATTGACAATGACGCTACTGATGGTTTTGACCCGTTAACAGGACATGCAGCAGGATCTGCTTCAGGTTCTCAAAACACTGCGGCAGGTACTATATCTGGTACTGAAGGTTTATTTGCAGCTGTAAAGTCAAGAGGTAATGTATTTGATGGTTTATTAGCGAATACTGCTACTAACTTTTCAGGCGCAAATGTTTTAGCTGACTTTGATAAAATCTTAGCTGAGTTTGATAAGCAAGGTGCTATTGAAGAATACATGATTTTTGGTAACAGAGACTTAATGCTTAGCATTGATGACATGTTAGCTAGTATGAATTCTTATGGTAGTGGTGGTACTTCTTACGGAGTATTTGACAACGACGAAGATATGGCTCTTAATTTAGGTTTCTCTGGTTTCAGAAGAGGTTCTTATGACTTCTACAAGTCTGACTGGAAATACTTAAACGACTTATCTACTAGAGGAGGTGTTGTTGGTACAACAAACGTAAGAGGTATATTTGTACCAGCAGGTGTTACATCAGTATATGACCAGCAATTAGGAAAGAACTTAAAGCGTCCTTTCTTACACTGCAGATACAGAGCTTCTCAAATGGAAGACAGACGATTCAAAACTTGGACTACTGGTTCAGTTGGAGCGGCTACTTCTGATTTAGATGCTATGCACATGCATTTCTTAACTGAAAGATGTTTAGTAACTCAAGGTGCTAACAACTTTATGTTAGTAGAAGGAACTGGTAGCTACGATAGCTAATAGCAATTATTAAAAAGGGGAGTTAATCCTCCCCTTTTTTTTTAACTTTTAAATTATATAATATTATGGCAAAAAAACAAAAAACTGAAAAGGTGGAGGCACCTGTTGTTGAAGCGCCAGTCGTTACAACAACAAAACCTAAAAAACCTACATGGGAAGTAAAAGACAGAACTTATGTTTTAAAAGACATGAGCCCTTTATCGTATCACTTAAGGTCTTCTGGTTTATATTATTTTGATGAAGAAAAAGGATACGAAAGAGAAGTTTGTTATTCGAGAAACCAAAGAACTTGCTTTGTAGATGAAATGAAAGGTGATATTAGAAGAGGTCATGTTTGGTTTAGAAATGGAATGTTATATGTTCCTAAAAACGAAGTTATGCTTCAAAAGTTTTTGTCTTTATATCACCCAAGTAGAGATAGAGTTTATGCAGAAGTTAAACCTGAAGAAAGAGCTGCTAATCAAATTGATTATATAGAGGCAGAAATAGATGCTTTAAACTTAGCAAAAAGCTTAAACGTTCAAGAAGCAGAAGCTATATTACGTGTAGAAATAGGTTCTAGAGTGTCAGAGATGAGTTCTAGTGAATTAAAAAGAGACTTATTACTGTTTGCTAGAAAATCACCTTTAACGTTCTTAGATATAGCAGGAGACGATAACGTTCATATTAGAAACATTGGTGTAAAAGCCGTTGAGTCTGATATTTTAAAACTTTCACCAGATCAAAGAACATTTACTTGGGCTTCGACTGGTAGAAAAATAATGACAGTACCATTTGACGAACACCCATATAACGCATTAGCTCATTGGTTTAAAACTGATGAAGGAATGGAAGTGTTTAAAAATGTAGAAAAGCGATTAAACTCGTAATTATCCTATAGTGAGTAACCACTCGTGTAGGGTGGTTACTTAACTATAAAAAATATAAAATGGCAGTAAACGTAGACACAGTATATCAAAGAGTATTAGCACTAGCTAACAAAGAACAAAGAGGTTACATTACGCCTCAAGAGTTTAACCTATTGGCTAATCAAGCTCAAATATCTATATTCGAGCAATACTTTTACGATAAAAATCAAAGAGAAAGACAAGAGCCAGATCCAGATCATCATACTAGCGAAACAAATATAAGTAAATTAATAGACGAAAAACTAAAGCCTTTTGCGTCTTTTCAAACTGTAACAAGTGGAACTACATTTCCAACTACTGTAACTGTTGGTGGTGTAGCTTTAGATATTTTTCAGTATGGTAACATAGTTGTTTCTAATAGATTTATATGTAAATATATGGAAAGAACAGAGCTTGAAACTATTTTACGCTCTGATAGACATATGACTTATAATTATGATTGGGATCCTATATGGACAGACTCAATGACTGGCTCTGAAGATATTGAAGTTTACGGTAACAAAGGCCAGCAACTTACTTCTAATATAACAGTAGAATGTTTTAGAATACCTAAAACTGTAAACTGGGGTTATGTTGTTGTGAGAGGTGTAGCTTTATTTAACAGTAATGTTGCTGTTAACTTTGAACTACATAGAAGTGAAGAAGATACTTTAGTTAATAAAATTTTAGAACTAGCAGGTATAATAATGAACAAGCCTGGTCTAGCTACTTTAGCTGGAGAAAAAGACAAAGTAGAAAAACAATTACAAAAAATATAAATAAATGGGTTTAACTAATACAAATAATAGTGCATATTACGGTACCTCTGGAGATCACGGTGGTTACAGGTACTTAACTTTTTTAGAGTTAGTTAATGGTTTTAACGCGGCTTATGTTGGTCACGGTAAGATATGTGAGCATGTTGATGCTAGAGATATTAACTATCACGCTACAAGAGCTTTGCAAGAATTATCTTATGATACTATTAGAAGTAAAAAAGATTGGGAGGTTGTTATACCTTCTACTTTAGTTTTAGTAATGCCTCATGACTATATAAACTACATAAAATTATCTTGGATAGACGATGGTGGTATTAAGCATATTATATACCCAACTAGATTTACCGGTAATCCATCTCAGTCTCAACAAATAATAGCCGATCATGGTGGTTTTAGTTCAACCGCTACTTACGACGAAACATCTACAGCTAGAGAAAGATTTGAAGCTAGAGAAGTTGACCCAAACACTGGTAGTCATAATACTGATAAAGATGTTTACGATGCTTTATTAGGTAGTAGATATGGTTTAACACCAGAGCATGCTCAAACAAATGGTAGTTTTTATATAGATCAAGACGCTGGTAAGTTTCATTTTAGCTCTAACATGGCTGGTAAAACTGTTATGCTAGAATATATAACTGATGGCATGGTTACAGATAACAGTGGTGAGTCACCTGTTTTAAATCCAGACGCAACATTAATACCTAAGCTTGCTGAAGAAGCTATTATAAAATGGATACTATATGGTGTATTATTAGCTAAAGCTAATACTCCAGCAGGTTTACTAGCTCAAATAAAAAAAGAAAGATTTGCTGAAACTAGAAAAGCAAAAATAAGATTATCTAACTTCAAGTCTGAAGAGATAACTCAAATAATGAGAAACAGTACTAAGATTATAAAACATTAATATATGCCGGAATTAAAAAGAAATTTTGCTACTGGTAAAATGAATAAAGATCTTGATGAAAGACTTTTTGCCACAACAGCTCAAGGTCAATACCGAGACGCTTTAAATATACAAATATCTACTACAGACACAGATGATATTGGTACTGCTCAAAATATAATGGGTAATACTCAAATGACTAATATGTTTGATTATACAGCTATTGATATACCAGACACAGCTACTGTAGTTGGTAAAGTAGCAGCACCAGATGAAGATAAAATATATTATTTTGTGTCAGCCGGTGATTTTAACAATAATAATACAACAGTACCAGATAAAAGAAAAAATTATATAATAGAATTTGACACTGTTGCAGAAAAATTAAAATACGTTTTTGTAGATATATATGAAGTAAAAAAATCGTGTTTATCAACTCAAGCTCTTGACCATGTAACTGTCGCTGCAGAATCTAATGGAGGTGGTAGCGTTGGTAATTTAACAGGCATTAGAATAGGTATGAATGTGCATGGTGTTTTTACTAACGGATCTGGTGGAAGTATAACACATCCAATATCAGGTGTTTCAGTATCGAATGGTGGAACATATAGTATTTTTCGTGATGATAAAGTTGTTGTTACAGATATACAATGGGATAGTAGCAATAACAGATGGAAAATATTTACATCTGTAAATCTAACAGTATCTACTAGTGATGATATTAAATTTACAGCTCCTAGTGCTTTAGAGTTTGATAAAAATACTTTAATAACAGGTGTAAATGTATTAGACGGTAATATATATTGGACAGATAATAAGTCTGAGCCTAAAAAAATAAATATAGATAGAAGTATAAAAGGTACTGGTGGTTTTGTTTATTTAGTCGGAGCGCCTACGCCGCTAACTGGTTTTAATAACACTAGTACATCTGGTTCTGGTTCTACTTTTAGTGGAAATACTAATTATTTTCATACTAGATTAGTTGCTGATATAGAAAATAATGGTTACTTAAGAGTTGTAACTTCTGCAGATGGTAAAAAAGCTGTTTATGCTGATAGAAAATATGTTACTGTAATAAAAAAAGGCCCAACACAACCTTTAGAACTAGACATGTATAGAAGTGATGAGCCTAGAATAAATGCTACTGGAGAAGAAAATCCAACTTTTGTAACGCACACTACGCCTAGTGGAGCTCATGGTAGTGTTTTTGATGATGGAACTGGTAATCTAATAGAATCTGGAACAACTGTTTCTATAGATTTTGATAGTGTTGTAGATTTTAGAGTTGGTGATATTATATTCTTTATACCTGAAGGTGAAAGTGATGATGATTCTGTTGGCGTGTATGGTGAAATTACAGACGAACAAGATTCTGTTGTAAGAGCAGAAGTAATAACTTCTAATGTTGCTAGTGCAAATTCTTTAGCTTCTTCTGGTTTTGAAATAAGAATACTATCTATATCTCCAGAGTTAAATCTTTCATCTGGTTTTACTTTTGTTGTAAGAAAAAAAGTTGGTGAACCTTTATTTGAGTATACTTTTGCTAGATTTGGTTATAGGTATAAGTATCAAGATGGAGAATATTCTACCTTCTCTCCTTGGTCACAAGTAGCTTTTTTACCAGATTTTTATGAGTATTTTCCTAAAAAAGGCTTTAACCTTGGTATGAGAAATCAATTAAGGTGTCTAAAGCTTAAGTATTATTTTTATCCTGAAGAAATATTATCTCAAGATGTTGTTGAAATTGATTTACTTTATAAAGAAACAAATAACCCAACTGTATACACTATAAAAACTATAAAGAAAACAGATGGGCATCCTATATGGCCAGATTTAAGAAGTTTTCCTCATATTGATACTGGAACTGATGAACCAAGTAGAGGCATATATAAAGTTACTACAGATTTAGTACATGCTGTTGTAGCTTCTAACCAGTTGTTAAGACCTTATGATAATGTTCCTAGAAAAGCTAAAGCACAAGAAGTTTCAGCTAATAGAATTATTTATGCTAATTATTTACATAATTACAATGCTCAAGACCCTGTTATAAGTGTTACTAGGCAAACTAAAAATGTTTTAGATTCTAGCGATTATGCCCTTCCTTCTGTTAAGTCTATGAGAAATTATCAAATAGGAGTTGTTTTTAGTGATGAGTATGGTAGAGAAACACCTGTACTTACTTCTAAAGAAGCTATGATAAATTTTGATCAAAGTGCTTGCGATAAAAGAAATAGAATAATAGCTAGATTATCTAACGGAACAGAAATACCTTCTTGGGCTAAATACTACTCTTTTTATATAAAAGAAACTTCTTCTGAGTATTATAGTTTAGCTATGGATAGATGGTACAATGCTGCTGACGGTAATATATGGTTAAGTTTTCCTTCTTCTGAAAGAAACAAGCTAGATGAAGAAACATTTTTAATATTGAAAAAAGCACATGGTATTGATCAAGCTGTTACTCAAAAAGCTAGATATAAAATACTAGCTATTGAAAACGAGGCTCCAGATTTTATAAAAACAAAAAAGAAAGATCTTGGTATGTTTAGAGATAACACTAACAGGTTGATTGGTAATTCAACTAGAGGTTATCCTTTACAAGACACTACTTTTATAACAGTAGATTTAGAGTCGTTTGAACAAGTATATGGTGATGATGCTCATTTAGAATTTGCTAGTATCGATAAAATGACTATAATATTTGGTGGAGGCGGAAACTTTTCAGACGAGTATGAAGTTGCAAAAGTTAGTAAAATTGTTAATGATGATATATATAAAATAAAACTTGTTGGTAGAGTAGATGATGACGCTGCTTTTATTAGTCCAGATGATTCTTTTGCTAATGGAATACCTGATTTAACTTTTCAGTTAATAGAATATCAAGTAGAAAATAAACCTGAGTTTGATGGTAGGTTTTTTGTAAAGATTTACAAAGATCAAATATTAGAAGACAATGTTGTCAATACCTTAGCTGATAATATAGAGTATGTTGTTGCCGCTGCTTGGCAGTTAAGATACCTTAATAATCATGCTTATACAAGTGGTAGTTATCAAAACGGTGATAACTGGACAGATGACACTTCTAATAGTTCTCAAAATAGATCTATAAGAGGACCTATAAATGTAAACGCTAAAGAAAAAGACTCATCTAGCAGCACGACAAGAGGTAGACACCCAACTGAATTTAATCATCATTCTAATAGTGGTGGTATTTATCGTTGGGCAGGTGGTACTAGCGATGGAGACTCAGCTCAGCTTCCAACAAGTGGAAATGGTTTGTCAACAGCGCATATAGACACAGGTAGCTGCAAAGGGCTTAATGATGACTCTTGGTCTGCTGTCGGAGGTATAAGTCCTGGTGCCCGAGAATATTGGAGATACGTAATGGGAAAACAAGATTTTTTCATTGATGCTTCTACAGCTTATAGTTGGACTAGTAAAGAAGAAAGACCAAAATACGTAGGCCTTGGGGGTAATGAAAAAGATAGACCTGGGAATATGTGGGCAAATGAAATTTGGACCGCAGGTGAAATGGCTAGTGGTCACAACATGTGTGTAGCAGGTTATTCTGCTTCAAAATCTAATAGAATTAGTAATGTTAAAGGCCCAAGACCAAGTGGTAGTGGTTTTGCTAGAAACGGTCAACCAAGTAGAGGTATATGGTTTGGACCAGATGGACAGCAATATATGGATATATCTTGGACTGGAATGGGTAGGCCTTCTCATAGTGATGGTGTTAGTAGTTTTTGGGGAAAAAACTACTGGAATGCGGCTTGTGATTTCGTGGATGTAAACAGTGATAAAAGATCAGCGGAAAGATTAAGCGAGGCTAATGGTAGTGTTTATGAAGCTGCTCAAAACTTTATAGAAAATTTTTGTACACCAGGAACATTGTTTAGATTTAGAAGAGATCCTGACGAAACAGTTTATACAGTAGAAGAGTTTGATCACCCAGATTGTGGTTGGTCAAGTAAAAATAACGCTGGTCTTAATGCTGACGGTGGAGATATTTGGTCTGGTGGTTCTACTACTCAACAGCAAGGTGCTTGGGGTATAAGAAACTATAAGCCATTTCCTGTAGCTCTTCCTGTTAATTTTCTTATTAACAGAGACGCAAGTCAGGTTAGAAGACAACATTATGATGATTGCAAGAGACAAAGATGGACAGTTAAAATAAATAAAGTTATAGGTTCAGAAGGCGAACATGGTTATAATCCTGTTACAGGTACAAAGGCTGGTGCTCCAACTGCTATTAGAGCTTTAAAGCATGACACTGTAGATTTTGATGTTATAGAAATAGTTAGGCCTTACGTAGACTATTCACAAGAAGGAGGTGGATCTTACACTGATAATCCCGCTGTATGGGAAACAGAACCTAAAGAAAATGTTGAGGTAGATATATACTATCAAATAGGAGGTTTAAATCCTATTGAACTAAGATTAGATACAAACGAAGAGTTTTTACCTTTAGGTAGTACTTTCAACACAGTAAGCTCTGCTGGAACAGTAACAACACATACTATAATAGAGTGGACTGATGATCTTGGTAATAAGAGTGCTGACACTTTTAAGTTTACACCACCTCTCCCTACAGGCACAACAATAGCAGATGGGCAAGATATTTATTTTGAAAAAAGAAATTATTACAATTTAGGTTGTAATGTAAACGGCGCGTTAACTGCAGGAGCTCAATTTATGAAATTACACGGTACTAATAGAGGGGGTACAAATCCTTTATGGAAAGAGTATCATGTTTTTGATTGGAATAATTGTTGGAGCTTTTTAAATGGAGCAGAGTCTGATAGAGTTAGAGATGATTTTAATCAAAAACAAATGGACAATGGTGTAAAAGCATCTACTGTTTTAGCTGAACCTGTAAGAGAAGAAAGAAGGGACCATGGTTTTATATGGTCAGGTATATATAATTCTAACTCTGGAGTTAATAATACAAATCAATTTATAATGGCTGAGCCAATAACTAAAGATTTAAACCCTGAGTATGGTAGTATACAAAAACTACATCAAAGAAATACAGACTTAATAACGCTTTGTGAAGATAAAGTTTTAAAAGTACTTTCAAACAAAGATGCTTTGTTTAATGCTGATGGTAATTCAAATGTTACAGCTACAGCTAAAGTTTTAGGAGCCGCTCAAACTTACAAAGGTAATTATGGTATATCTAAAAATCCAGAGTCTTTTGTTGCTACTCCTTATCAAATTTATTTTGGTGATGCTTCTAGAGGTCAAATATGTGCTATGTCTGGTGAAGGTATAAGAACTATATCTACATTAGGTATGAAAAATTATTTTAGTGATATATTAAAAGAAAACGTTTGGCAACTATTAGGTACTTATGATCAAAAGAAAAAAGAATACAATGTTACTATAAAAAAGAAGTTTCAAAGATACCAGCAGTTAGCTGAAATGACTACTATTAGTTATAACGAAAGGTCTAAAGGTTGGGTAAGTTTTAAATCTTTTACACCTCAAGATGGTATTAGTTTAAACAATAGATATTACACTTGGCATAACGCTGGTTTATGGAAACACCATAGTAACGAAACTAGAAACAACTTTTACGGTATACAGTATAGTTCTGATATAACTTTAATATTTTCAAATCCAACAGCTTCTGTTAAGAGTTTTGACGTAATATCTTACGAAGGTAGTCAAGAAAAAATACCTTCTTTTACAACTGAAGATAAAAACTTTTTTACAGGAAACTCTAGCTCTAATAATGGTATAAGTTCTACTAGCGTTAACGCAAGTGATTTTGGAAGTTTAAGCTATAGAAAATTGACAGAGCAGAAAGGTTGGTATGTTGATGATATAAATACTGATTTACAAGTTGGTAATGATATATTTTTCTTAAATAAAGAAGGTAAAAAATATGGTTACGTGACTGGTAAAGAAGGTGGTATTGATAACTTAGATAACAATTGGAACGAAAAAGAGTTTTCAACACAAGGTATAGGAACGGCAGAAATAGACCACGGTGACCCTAGTCAAGGTCAAAGAGGAACGTGGACTATACAGAATAATGTGTCTAGCTCTTATCAAGGAGATGACGGATCAGGAGGAGCTTGGGATAGTCAAGGTTTTGGAAATAATTAAATTATGGCATTAGCAAACACACAAACATCAGCTAGGTGGGTAGCAACAACTAACACCTTATCTACGCAAGTAGGTACAAGCGCGTCAGGAACTATAAATTTAACTATAAGCAATATCGTTAACGGTGTTTATTCCGGTTACAATTTACGAGCTAGTTTATTTAAAGTAGGTGGCGCTAGTGGACCTGTATCTGTAGGTAGTGGTTTTAAATGGACAGGTGGAAATGTAGACAGTGTAGTTAATTATGTTGTTTTTACAGATAACGGTACTGCTGGAGACCCAGCAAACACCGTTAATGCTGCTATTACTTTAAACAGTACTAGTATAACATCAAGCAACATGAACTTAAATGTTTATGTAGATATAGATGATATAACACCTGTTCTTGACGAACCAGAAATTCCTATTAGAAGTGCTTGTCTTGATATTGTTTTTCCAAATCCTTTTGGTTCTGATCAAACTGTACAAATTGAAGATTTAACAGGTATAACAGAAACAACTTTAACACCAGGGGTTTCAAGTTATGGAAACTTATATGGCTTTAATGTTACAGGAACAGTATTAGAAAACATGGCAACTAAGATAGCTAAAATTACTTTTACAGCTAACGGTAACCATTATTATCCTTTTACTTTTGGAACTAATATACCAGCTGTAGCTCAGTTTCAAAATATAACACAATCATCAAATGGTTACGCAGATTATACAAATAACTATACATATCAAATAAGCGATAAAGTATTTGATTCTGCTCAACGTCTAACTAGTTGGAGCATATCTGTTTTTTATACGCCTCCAACTACTGGTCCTGGAGCTGTAGACCCAGCAGGAGGGCTTTGTCCAATGGACCATAGGTTGTTTGTAGAATACGCTTTATATGGCGTTCCAACTGTACACTCCCAAGGTAAAACCGTTGATACTGGTGGTAATATAAATAGCGCTGTTATTCCTACTGACATACCTAGTAGAGGTGGTCAAAAAAGATTAGTAATAAAAGGACAACCTGGTTCTCAGTATACTATAAAAGTAGTAAAGACAGCTGGTTTAGATAGTGGCACTGTAGCATCGAGTGGTGGTTATTATAATTTTAATGACGATGCTTTTGTAGATGGCGATACTTCTAGCTCTGGAACAATACTTTCTAACGGTCAGTCTATAAAATATGTTAACATACCAGCAGCTACAACTGACACTAGATACGATGTTATAATTGGTTCTTCGTCTAGCTCGACATTAGCATCAGCAGTACCTAACGCTTCTGGAGATGCTAAAATGATACAAAAAGCACCATCTATTTTTACACTTGGAGTTACTACAGGAACAGAAGCTAACTTTGGAACTTTACCAACATCAATAACTATAACTAAACCAAGTACCACTTCTGGTGGTAATTTTTTCTATCAAGGTACATCTTATGAAAAAGTATACACTAAAGGGTCTACAGAATTAAGAGGTCAAAGCAGGGGAGTTTCTACAACAAGACTTATTATAGAAGATAAAAAATTTATTAACAAAATAAAACCAGGTATGAGTGTTCGTGGTGATGGTATTGTTGAAGGCGTTACGGTGGTTTCTGTTGATAGAAGATCTAATAGAGTAGTTCTTAGCTCAGCTCAAACTATAAACAATAAAGACTTAACTTTTGAGCGTTCTTCTAAAGATAATAACTTTAGTTTTACTATAACACCTGGTGAAGGCAAAACTTTAGCTGTAAACACTAATAACAGTATTTACTCTAGCTCTAGCAAAATATTTGGTGCTCCGCAATCAATAGTAAAAAAAGTAAACGGAGCTGTTACAGATAGCAGCACTGTTGTGTTAGACGATTATGAGCAGGTTTTACCCGGCATGGCAGTATCTGGTGAAGGTGTAGAAGGTGGAATAACTGTTTCTAGTTTACAAGGTATAAGTAGTATAGTTTTAAGCTCAGCTCAAAATATAGCAGACAACGTTGATTTAACTTTTACAGGTGGTGTTGGTAACGTTTATTTAACAAGAGAGTCTGTGCTAAAAGTTGGTAATAACATAGTTATATCTGGTTCTTTGAGATGTGAAAGTTTAGACGCTAGCATAACATGTAATATAAATATAGATAATTTAATAAACGTATCATAATGGCATTAATAACATTAAATTTTAGTCAACCAATAAATGCTTCTTGTCAAGTAGGTGACGAAGCTTATCACGTAACAACAAGTACTTCTGGTGGTTTTACTATTAACTCTAACAACATAGAGTCTTTAGGTTCTATAAGAGAAATATCTGCGGACAGATTATCAATGGTTACTTTTAGCACAACAGCTCCTGGTAATTTAAACGGTACTAATAAGTATATATTTTTCGCAAAAGATAATCAAGCAAATTTAAGTAGCATGTTAGGTTATTTTTCTAAAGTAAAATTTGTAAATGATGATACTAAAGAAGCAGAGCTTTACGAAGTTGGATTAAATATGTTTGAAAGCAGCGGTAACGCACAGGGTCAATAGTGTAAATAGTGACCAATAGAAGTAACTATAGATATAGTTAAATTTAATTATATATGAGTAAGTTACAAAAAAACTTCAAGTCACAAGTGACTAAATTAGAGAATGATCTAAAGTCTATAGCTGATGGTAATAGTATTATAGCAGGCACAGATAAAGATCCTATAATAACTGATAGTGAGCAAATACCTATTAGACATTTCTTTATGGACGGAGTTTATGTCAGAGAGATGACGATGTATAAAGGAATGATAGTAATAGGAGCTATTCATAAACACCTACACATGTGTTTTCTACTAAAAGGAAAATTATCAGTTGCTAGTAGACAAGGTGTTGTTGAGTATATAGCTCCTTGTTTTATTATAGCAGAACCAGGAGAAAAAAGAGTTTTGTACGCATATGAAGATTCTTACTGGTATAATACCCATAAAAACCCAAACAACATAAAAGATGTTAAAGATTTAGAAAAAGAAATAGTAGCTAGCAGCTATAAAGAATATGAACAGTATATTAACAAAAACAAATAAGATATGGCATTTGCAGTAGTAGGTTTAGTAGCAGGAGGATTATCAGCAGCATCAGGTATTGCTGGCGCTATTAGCGGTGGTATAAAAGCTAGAAAAGCTAAACAAGAAGCAGCTGAAGCTCAAAAAGAGTTAGATAAACAAAAGCAAGCGTTTGAAAACTTAGACACTTCTAATCCTTATGCTAACATGCAAAATACAATGGAAGACTTGACTGTTAATCAGCAAGAAGCTGAGTTTATGAAACAACAACAACAGCAAAATCAAGCTAACATATTACAAAATATGAGAGGTGCTGCAGGTGGTTCTGGTATAGCAGCGTTAGCACAAACATTGGCTAATCAAGGTTCTCTTGATGCTCAGAAAGCAGCTACGTCTATAGGTAAACAAGAACAAGCTAATCAAATGGCTGAAAGACAAGAAGCTTCTAGACTACAAAGTTTAGAAAGAGAAGGTGATTTAATAAGCAGACAAGCACAAGCAAGTAAAATAGGCTCTTTAATGGGTATGGCTGCAGATGATGTTGCTGCTGCAAACGCTCGTAGAGCTGCTGGTCAACAACAAATGATGCAAGGTATACAAGGCGCTGTAGGTGCTGTTGCTGGTACACTTACAGGTAAATTTGGAGCTGGAGCACAAGGTAAATTAGCTGGTTTATTCGGAGGTGGAGCAAAAAGTGGTGGAGCGCCACCTATGTTAGACCAAGATGGTGATGGTATACCGGATACTATTGACGCGCAAACATTTATAGGGCCTATGCCTCAAAGTTAAACTATAAAATTATGGCATTAAAAAAAACAGGAACAAAAGCACCGGCTAGTAGGGGTTTAGACTATAGCTTAGGTAAAGATACTTTAGATAGAGTAAAAAAAGCTACTGACTCTAGAAGTAAAGTTGCAAGCGGTGGTGATATGCTTGCAGCGGGATTAGGAGGCGTTGCTAGCACACTTAAAGGAGTTGTAGAAGAAAAGAAAAAACAAGAAGAAGCAAAAGTAGAAGCTGAAAATAAATGGGACGAAGGCTTTGAATCTTTAGGAAATAGAGGATCTTGGGCTAGCCCTGAACTATACGATAAGTTCGCTACATTAGAAACTCAGTACCGAGATGAGTACAATAACGCTGTAGCGTCTGGTAACAAACAAGAAGCTGCTAAGCTTTTAAAACAACAGCAAAATAGATCAGCTCAATTACAACAATGGAAAGGCGCTGTTGAAGGTTCTCAAGAAACTTGGAAAAATGATTTATGGGCTAAAAACATGCCTACAGAAGATAGAGAAATAATAAACGCTATAAACTCTCAAAAAAATGCTGAAATAGGTTATACAGAAGGTGGTGATATGGTTTTTAAAATAAAACTAGATAGTGGTGAAACTAAAGAAATTACTTTAAACGATTATAATAAAATAGCAACAAGAAACATAGCACCTGTAGCTGTTGAAAAAGCTTTTAAAGAAAACATGAAACTATTAAACGAAAGTGCTGCTTCTGATCAAACATTCAACTTTGAACCAGGTTCTCAACGATATAACAACCAGTTAACAGATAACGCAAAATTAATAACTAGAGATAACTTTCAAGTTATGTTTGACAACAGTTTTACTGGTGGTGAAAATACTTTTGCTGAAGATATATTAAGCCATGAAGATTTTAATAATGTTAAATTAGAAGGCCTTAAAGTACAAGACAACGAAGTTGCAAAACAGTTTGATACAGATAATGATGGTAAAGTAAGTAAAGAAGAAGCTAGCGCAGCAGATTTTGTTAGTCTGTCATCTGAAGATAAACAAAAAATAGTAGAGCTTATGAAAAAAGAAGAAAACTTTGATGTAGCTAAAGCATATTTAGCAGACTACATGACAAGAATACAGTACAATAATGCTATCGCAACTAGATCAGATTACGAAACAGAAAGAACAGACGCATTGAAATATGCAAAACATAATAACAGAAAATCTTAATAACTAATGAATCAAGAAGCTATAAATGACGCTTACGAAAGTTTCGTAAAAGGTGGTTACAAAGGTAGTATACAAGACTTTGTTAGTTTAATGGCTAGCAGTCCAGATGCTTTAAACGATGCTTTTAGTGAGTTTACAAGTGGTGGTTACACTGGTAATATTAACGACTTTAAAAAACTCATGGGAGTGGGAAACCAAAAAAGCTCCACGAGAAGCTCGAGCGTGGAGCAAGAATCAAAGAGCTCGTCTTCGGGATCAAAGTCGGAAAGTTCTATATTGGAATCTTACGATTTTCCTCAAATTGATGGTGTACCTATATATCCAAGTACTATAGCTATATTTAACGGTCAACCTATTACACAAGAAGATTATTTAAGCGGAAGAATACTTTTAGATAAAGATGGTAGAATAAAGCCCGCGGCAGAATACAACGAAATAATAAAACAAGTGCAAGCTAGCATGAGAGATGTAACACGTTTAAAAAGTGAAAACCAAGACTTGTATAAAAACTCTCAAGCTGAATTAGATATTTATAAATCTTCTTTAACAGAAAAAACAAAATCAGATGAGCTTGTTAGTAGAAGTGAAGGTAAAAGCCCAAAAGAATTAACTAAAATTGAAAAAATAAAAGAAAAAAAGCCTGTAGTAACTGAAGATATAACCAAAAGAGATGAAGGTAATGCTGTTGATAAACTAGAAGGTTTATATGAAGGTTACAATGTTAAGTTTGAAGAAGCTATAGCTGGTACCGACGCTGTTAAAATAACAATAACATCGGGAAGATACAAAGGACAAAGTGAAACTTTTAAAATAGATGCTGATTTTAGTTTGTTTGAAATGAGCAATAAAGAAAAAGCAAAACTAATTACAAATTGGATAAATAAAAGAGTTGAAAAAGATTTTGATGCTGTTGATAGAGAAATTGACAAAGCTGTTAGCAAGTTAGATTCAACAGTAGAAGAAACAACAGATGAAACTAATGATTTTTTTAATCGTATACTTAGAGATGGTATAGATGGTCGTAAAAGAGGAAGCAACGTATTTGAGATTGAGAAAGAAGTAGACGATCTTAACGTCGAGCTAAGTACTGGAGAACGTCAACCAGTTGATATTTACGGAAACCTAATAAATAAAACTGTTGATACTAGATCAGTTGTAGAAGATTATGTAGAAAAAAATAGTGTTGAAGGGGCAAAAGAAGAAGTTAAAACAGCTGCAGAAGGTCTTATACAAGAGTTAGCTTTAGATAAATATTTAGAAGAAAAAAATATATCATTTAAAGATTTAACTGATAGTGAAATAAATAGAAAAATAATACAAATAAAAAACAGTGATGATTTTAGAAAAACAGCACGTGAAATAAGAGAAGAGTTACAAGAACAAGTAGATAACTCTGGCGGTGATTTTTCTAGTATAAAAATGTATGATGATATAGTTGAAAAGCTTGAAAAAAACAAAAGACTTGAAAATTTAGAAAATCAAATAATAGAAAATTTAGACAAGTCAGAAGGTTGGAGAGCTTTTACTGCTTCAGAAAGACAAAAAGCTCTTGCTCAAAAAGCTGAAGACAGGCTAGAGGCTATAAGCAAAGAATCAACAGATATAGTTGGTAAAATAACACAGTTAAATCAAGATCGTAACAATGCTATTGAAAGTGTTAAAGAAATAGATAAAAACTTAACTACATTAAGAAGCGAGATAGAATCTATTAAAGATGGTAAATACACAACGCAAGAAGAGGTTGACGAGGCTAACAGAATCATAACTGAAAAAATGAAGGTTTTTAATACTGCTTTAGATACTAGAAAAGTTTTAGCAGGAAAAATTAATGACTATAACGAACTTTCTGATTCGTTTTTTGTTAGCTTAAACCAAATAAGAGAAGGAGAAGATGATTTAACAGCTTTGTTTAGAGCTGCTGGTAGAAACCCGGGTTATGTAACAGAAGTTTTTGCTAACTTAGCTAATAACGTTATAGATTTAGCTCAAGGTATTGTTGGTTTTGCTGATACAATTTGGTCAGGTTTAGATTCACTTACAGATTTATTACCACCACCTTATGCTGAAATGTCAAAATCTATAGCTATTACCGCTACTCTTGGCGGTGGTTTGTTGTTTGAAGATGAATACGTAAACGAAGAAACAGGTTTAAAGGAAAGCCTTTTTGATAGAACTTCAAACAAGTTAGATAATTGGCAAGCAAACAACATAACAAACGTTATAAGAAAACCTATAGCTTTTGAAGATGTAGATGGTTTTGGAAGTGGCTTAAGATGGGCTTCTAATTTAATAGCAGCTCAAGTACCTCAACTTGCTTTAATGTATGCTACTGGTGGTACTAGTTTGTATTTTTTAGGAGCTAGTAGCGTTGGAAGTAAATTTGATCAATTGCAAAAGGAAAAAGAATTATATTATACTTCTGGAGGCTTATATGGTGCAGACCACAGTATGGCGAGTATGTTTACAAACGCTTCATTAACTGGTATTGGTGAAGTTTTAAGTGAAAGAATAACTTTAGGAGCTGTAAATAAAACAAAAGGCTTTTTAAGAAAACCAAAATTTAAAAAACAAATAAAAACAAGTTACGGTAAGTATTTAAAAGATGAGGTTTTTACGTTTAACAACACAAAAGCTTTTGGTAAAGAATTTATTGGAGAAGGTGGTTCTGAAGTTTTTGCTACTCTTACTAGTAACGGTGCTGATATATTTATATCTGGAAAAAATGACGTTAATATATATGATGGTTTTACAGAATCTTTTGTTAGTGGTGGTATTATAAGTAGTGCTATACAAACACCTAGATTATTTAGCAAGTTATATAGTCCTTTTCAATCATCTAGTACTTATCAAAATAGATCTGAAATAGGTAAACGTTTACTAGAAATACAAGAAGAAATAAAAACGGCTGATACAGAGACTATAGAAAAGCTTGAAAACGAATATGTTCAGTTAACAGATCTGTCTCAGCAAATGTTAAATAACGATATAAAAAGAGTTGATGCTTTAAATGATTCAGAAAAAAAAGAACTGATAGATATAGACAAAGAAAAACAGTCTTATATTAACCAGTCTAAAGACATATCTAGTGATACAAAATTATCAGCTGAAGAAAAACTTAATAAAACGCAAGATCTTCAAAACAAAGTAGACGAGTTAAATAAACGTAAAAACAAAATACTAGACAGCGTAAAACAAGAAGATATAGATAAAAAATACAAGCAAAACGTAGATGCTATAAAACTTTATCAAGATAAAATAAATGATAGAGGTGTTGTTGAAATTAAAGTTGACGAAACTAACACAGAAAATTTAACTAAAAAATTTACAGAAGCTTATACTGGTAGAGATTTTGACGATGTAATGGATTTTTCTATGCAGTTAGACGGTTTTAAAGCTGGTTATGAAAGTATATTAAAAGACAAAGACTCTACACCTGAAGAAAAAGCAGAGGCAAGGCGAGAGTTGAAAATGATAGAGTCTGGTGAAACTGACTTGCTCAATACATTTAACATGGCTAAAGGTAACGCTAGAAGTTTTGGAGCTTTTGGACCTAAATTCAACAGCAACGGTAATGTTGTTGGTATGGATATAATAATAAATAAAGAAACAGCTCTAGAAAAAGGTGCGTTTAACACAGCTTCTCACGAGTTTGTTCATGCTGCTTTTTACAATACTTTAAAAGCTGATCCTATCGCAAGAGAAACACTTGGTTCAGCCGTAGATCAACTTATCGCTGATGGTAGTATTACGTTTAAAAACAATACTGCTAAAGCTGCTTTTGAAGCTAAGCTATCTTTATATAACAATCTTATTAAGCCTGAAGAAAAAATGACTGTTATAACAGAAATGGTTAGAGGTGAAAGCGCTATTATAAAAGAAAGTGGCTTACAAAAATTAGCTAGTATGTTCAGGCGTTTTTCTCAAAACTATTTAGGTAGAGAAATAAAGTTAAACTCAAATAAAGACATACTAAACTTTATAAAAGACTTTGATGTATCTGTAAAAAACAACAAGCCAAACAAGGCTATTATCAAAATGCTTGAAAAAGGAGCTAAGGGTAAAATGTTTAAAGATGCTAGAACTCCTGAACAAAGAAACGATGAGACACAATTTTCAAGAGCTGTAGATGCTAACGTAAAGTCAGACCCAGATTTAAAACAGACGTTTGACAACTTTGTTCAAAACAATGACGGTACACCTAAACACACATCTCAAGCTGAGTTTGCTCTTACACCAGATTTTACAAATGCTTACTTTGCTATAGTAGAAGGTAGGTCGTTAGACGCTTTAATACAACAAGGCATGACGGAAA